GCCCCGTCACGCCGGCTCCGGTCTGCACGCCACCATGGGCATGGCCTGACAGGCTGATAGCGCCGGCCTTGACATCGCCATCGGCATCGACGTTGCCGGCAACCGTCACGTCACCCTCGATGGTCACGTCGCCCGTCAGGGTGATGCCGCCCGGCGCGGTGATTTCAGCGGTGCCGCCGTCGGGCAGGCTCGCACGGAGGGCATGCGCCTCGGTGTCGTAATCCAGCACCGCGCCATCCTCGAACTGGAGCCGGGTCACCGTATCGGTATTGGCCGGCGCGGGTGCGTCCGCGCAGTACAGCGCGCCCAGTATGAGGCCGTTTCCAGGGTCCCCGTTCGGGCAGGCGATCACTACCTGTTCGCCCACGCTCGGCGCGGCAAACGCGCGGTTATTACCCGCGCGCCAGGTCAGCCATGGCAGCGGCGCGGAGTCCACGCCATCGAGCCGCACGACCGCGCGCGGCGCAGTGGGGTCGCTCAGGTCCACGCTCACGACGCTGCCGATTTGCAGCAGGCCGGCGCGGGTGCGTTCGAGTTCGGCTATGGCGCGCATTATGCGGTCGGCTCCAGCGTCAGGGCGATACTGCGCACGATGCCATCGGACCCGCGCGCGCTCAGCGTCAAAGTCGTATCGTTGGTTAGCGCCAGGGTCACATCGCCGTTATTGTTGGGGGTCGCGGTAGCCGGTGGCGCGAATGCAGGATCAGCGGCAAACGCGGCAATCCCCGCGTCGACGGCATCGGCAATCGCTTGCGCGCCTGCATCGCCCGGGGTCACGTCGTCAGCGCCCACGAGGGTCGAGAGCGGTACGGGTGACACACTATCGGGAACCTGGACCAGATGCGTGGCATAGATGCCCCGGCCAGCGGTCAAGGTGATCCGGTAATAGGTGGCGACATTGCCGGGTAGCGCAATATCCGATTGCGGGATCAATTCCAGCTGAAGGCCGTCGCCGATGGTTTGATTGGACACCTCGGATAGCAATTCGGAATCGATAAACCCAATCGCCGGCGTACCATCCGCCAGGCATAGCCGCACGTCACAGGTGGCGGTGACAGTATCACCGGCGCCGGTGACGATGGCGGGAATTAGTACGGTGGTCATGGCGTTTTGATATAGGTCACGTGATCAGTGGTTGCTGGGTGCGGGTGCTGTTTGACGGGATACAGCATCAATATGCAAAGAGACCAAATCAGGACGCCTAGTAGGATGCCCTGGACCGCATGACATAAACCGCGCCTGCAAATCATTTAAGATGCTCCCGCATCCAGTCCAGTACCCCCGCCGCGGCGGTCAGTACGCCGGCCGTGGCGATGATGAACCATCTAAACAGAAATGCGCCAGCTTCCCATTGGGCAATTTTGCGCTCCATGTCGTTGATTTTCTGCCGGTCTGATTCCAGCTCTTGGCGGATCACTTCGCGCAGTTTCGAGTAATCGCGGCGCTCATGTCCGTTCCACTCATCCATGGCGGCGGGTGAATACGCCAATCAGGCCGGCGATGGCCAGGCCGACGGCGACAATCGCATCGATTTGCTCAGGTTGCAGCTCCACCCCGAGCGCGGTAACGATCAGCACCAATCCCCTCCAGGTTGAAGCCTCGGAAAATGCTAGGCCCAGATTGTCTTTCATGGATACTCCCTCCACGGTAGCTGCCAATGCGGCCCATCCTTGAATTTCGCCCAATCGCCGCCCCATTCGACCGGGATTTTTAACTGTTTGGCGGCGGCCTTCATGGCGTCCGCGATGGGATAGAAATGCTTCCAATCCCACGATACTTGCCCATTGACGATCGGCGCCAGATCGACCGCGTGGCCGGTCAGATGACGCGACCGCAGCGTTTTGGATGCGCCCTTGGCGACGTAGTATTTCTGGCGTTCCAACGTGCGTGCGCCTTCGATAACGCGGAAATCCTGAGCGGTCAGGGTGATAGCCAGTCGCACCACGGCCACCAGGTCTTTGTGCACGCCGATCAGGCGCCGGTTGCTCACCTCGCCCAGTGTGTAGCCGCTCATTCCGCCTCCGGGATAATCTGCTGATAGTCATCGATATGCGCCGCACCAATGTCCGGCGCATACCCCAGATAAACGATGGTCGGCAGGATGCCGCTCGCGTTCCATTGATCCTCGCCCACCTGCACTACCTGTTCCCAGCGCACGAGAAACGAATCGAAACCCGCCAATCCGGGTTTGAACTCGCCCGGCTGCGCAGCAATCGCCTCGGGGTCCGCTACCGCGCCCGGGTAGCCCCAGCGGTTATACCGGATGTGGTTCATGACATCGGCCGCGAACACTCGCAACTCCATTTGCACGGCCAGCGTGCGGAAACTCAACACGCAATGGGCCACGAAGGTCAGCCGCAGCGATTGCCGGCCCGTGCCGTCTTCCGGCTCCGGGTCGATGGATTCCAGTTCCAGCAACAGCGCTGGCGTCAGTAGCGCTTTGGCGTCTTGTTCGTCGGTCCCTGGAAATGGGTCATAGGCGGCCACCGTCTCAACGCGGCCCAGGTATTGCCGCTCCAGATCGGCGATGATGGACGTGTGCAGTTCGCGCAGGGTAGGCAGTTCGCTCATGCGCGCCCCTTCATGACGGGTATTCTGGACAGTTCGTGATAGACCAGTCTTTGATAGCGTTGCCCTAAGTCGTCCATCATTCTGCGGAGTCGTTCTACGACTGCTGGATGCGGTTCTTCAACGACTTTGGCTATCTTTGATCGCGGGTCATCGCTAATTCGGCGCATGACGGCCGCGCCGGTAGGCCGGTTGTTGGGTTTTGGGTTTTTGGCTTGATAGCCTTTCCCCCATGACCACGTGCCGGGATACGACTTTTTACCTACTCGCGCGCCCCGCATACGCCGGTGCCATTGCGTTTTGCCCAATCGATGCACGCCGATGGGATTGGTGCCGATCCATGCGCGCACGCCCAGCGGCTGATCGCCGTAGCGGTCGATCTCGACGTAATACCGAAACGCCCTTTCAAAAAATTTCTGCGGAATGCCCGCCGCCTGGCTTGCGGCTTGCAAAGCCGATCGCTTCACAACTTGCCGGAATTTTGATGTCGCCGTCCGCAGCGCCCGGTCTGTCCGTTGGGGGTAGGATTTGAACGATGCATTGAGCGTGGCCACCATTTCGCGGGTGTCGATGAATAACTGCACGCCGCCGGATTGAACCGCATGTTCTTTTGGCTCATCACCCCAACCGAACTCTTTATAGTGCGCTCGGCGCCCCGGCAGGGTATGCGGAGAGCCGCTTTTGTAACGCCAGTTTTGTAGTGGCGGTTTCATCGCCAGGTCCTGAATTCAGGATTGGCGCCAGGCTCCGCGCCCGGCCGCATACAAGACACTTCTGTCATGCCATCGCCATCGGGCACAAGCGAGACCACGATCCAGGTTTCCCCGCGCGCGGTCACGCTATCCTGCTCCCGCAGTCCATCGGCGTCGGCCGTCCGCAGCCAGATTGTCGGCGGCTGCTGATGCTCAAGGCCAATCCGGGAGCCCGTCTGCGTCCCCCGCGCGCGGGATTCGATAGGCAGGCCCGGCATATCCACCACCCCGCGCACGGTCCCGGATGGCAACACGATATCCTCCCCGAACGCCGTCGGGGCGATGATCGAGGCCGCTATCCGGGCGTGGCGGGTGGCGACTGACATCAGACGGACAGCGCTCCACCGGCGCCCATTTCCGCGATGCTCGATGGGCTCGCCTCCCCTCGATACAATTCCGCGAAAATTGCCAGGTAGGTGCCATTACTGCCATTTCCGCAGGTAGCGGTGACATCGATAAACCGCTTCCGGCCGCGCAGGTCGACATCAAAAACGAAAAACTTGTCATCGTCATCGGCGGTGGGTAGCGCGGAGGTATTGCCGGCGATATCGGTCGACGTGCCATACACGGCGCCGGTGATATCGGCATGACCGGAGCCAGACGTGTCGGATTCGGTCAGCTTCAAGGCCGTCATGGCGATATCAGTCGCCCCCAGATAGGCGACCACCCGTAGGTGACGGTAGCCCTTGGTGTCTATTTCGGCCGTGGTGGCAGAGGCATTGTCGATGATCGCCGCGGGCGGAGTCACCGAGAACAGCTTGCAATTTTTGAAAGAGTCAGCGGACATGAGATTCTCCAGATTCAGGGGTCCCCGGCCGTGGCCGGGGATCGGGTACTTACTCGCCGATCAGCGCGCAAATCGGGCCAGCGTTAGACGCATCACCCACACCATGGCAGTTGATGTCAAACCGCTCGGAGCTGATGATCTTCGTCTGCTGATACGAGCTGAGCGAATACGGGTCGACCATCATGGTCATGCCACGGCGGTCACCCAATATGACGCCCATGCGCAGGTCGCCGAACAAGGCCATGGCCACATCGGACAGATCGGTCGCGACTTTCGGCATGGCGGGCGAGGTGATGATTGAGTAACCCATCCATTGATCCGGCATCGCGGCGGCCAGGTCGGCTTTGCGGTTGCCCGATGCGGCCTGGGTCAGCCGGCCGAACATCAGGTTTTGGCCCAGCTTGGAGGTTATCCAGACGGGATTCAGGCCGGGAATGTCGGGCAGCTTGGCCATGACAGACAGCAGGTCTGCGGCGTCGATTTCGGCAAACGTGTCATGCCCAGACGCCGCGTCAACCGCCCCGGCTTTGCTCAGGATCGCGGTACGGAGACCGACGATGCCGCCATAGGTCGAGGTGCCATCGCCGTTGAAGAGGCAGTTATCTTCCTTCGTCGCAAACGCGAGCGCATGTTCCTGGGCGATGAAATCGGCCAAGTTGATGACGCTGTCATCAGCGTAGTCGTTGCTAATGCGGGTCTCGGCGGCCAGGTTTTTGGCTACCAAGGTAATGTCGTCGAATGCCGCGTCATTCGCGGTAGGTGCGGTTTCGCGGCCCACGAAATACGCGGTCACGCCCGACAGTACGCGCGGAACCGATGCGGTATCGGTCGACATGGGATGCACGCGGCACAGACGGCGGGCGATGCCGTACCGCTCGCGCAGGTCGATGATCGGCAGTACCAGTTCCTCGGGCACGATCACCGATTGACCGGCGCCGATGCCAGTCATGGTCCGCGTGCCGACGCCGCCGATGCCTGGGGCTTCGATGCGCACGCCATAATCCCGACACCAGCGCTGGGCTTCCTGACGGCCAAACAAGACCGCCATGCACCACTGGCCAGCCCGATAGGCTTGCTCGTCGGCTTCACGGCGGCCGCCCGCGTACAGTTCCGGGCGGAACGCGCGCAAGTTGCCGGTATGCGGATAGCTGATCTCGGCCCGCTTGGGGATGACCGGCAGCGGTTCCACCGTAGGCGCCCGCGCGGCGATGAGCTTGCGGAATTCAGCCAGGCTGGCGCCCAGCATGATTTGATCCTCGCCGAGTTCGCGCAGGTTGAAATGCGCGGCCACGGCGCGGATTTGATCCGCGTGGGGGTTGATGACCGACGGCGGCGGCGCGGCGCGGGTATCAATCGCGGCTTCCGGGGTCGGGGTCGGGGTCACGGGGGTTTCCGGCTCTTGAGTTTCCGCCGGTAAAGTTGTCGGATCGGACATAGCCGGGCTCCTGTGTGGTTGTGGAAAAGTGCGGCCAACACCGACAGAGGTGTCGGCCGGTATGGAAGCGAGGGAGATTTCGAGCGGCTCCCAGTCGGTAATCAAATAGGTATCGCCGGTCTCGTCGCTGGATTGCAGTTCCAGCGCATGAATGATGTAGCCCACACTGACGTTGGAACGGATGCCGTCCGCGACGTCCATCAGCGCGTTTTCGCCGTCCTCGGTGCGAGAAAACCGCACGACCGCACGGCCCACGGCGCCCTCGATGCGCGCGGAATCGATCACGCCCACATGGTCTTCGGGATCATGATTGACCAGCAGCGGCGCACCGGATTGCAGCCGGCCCAAGCGGCAGGCGCCCGGCTTGTGGCTGAGGATTTCTTTGCCGTACCAGCGATCGACGGGGTATTCCGAACTGAATGACAGTTCCGCCGTCCGCGCCGCGGCATTGACGGCTTCCCGCTTGACGGTGAAAAACCGCTCGGAGGGTTGGCCGATGATGCGGGAGAGGTCAAGCATGGTGGCTAGTGGGTAGTGGGTAGTGGGTAGTCATGCGGCGACGTGGAACATGTCGGGTTGGCGTTGGGCGTGGCGAATGCGCGCGGCGGTGATGTCCAGGTACTCGGCTTCGCGCTCGATGCCGATGAACCGGAACCCCTCCAACATGGCGCCCTTGCCGGTGCTGCCGCTGCCCATATACGGGTCGAGGATCAGCCCGCCCGGCGGCGTAATCAGCCGGCACAGGTAGCGCATCAGGTCGATGGGTTTGACGGTGGGGTGGTGGTTGCGGCGTGGTCCTGTTTCGGCAGACGGTGGCCGTTCGCCGCGGGCGACTCGGTAGTCTTGATCGGTCCACTTGTTGCCATTGACACGGTGAATCTCAGGAAACCCCTCCATCCCCTCATCCCGGTCGGAGGCCTGCGCCTTCGCGGTGTAGAAGAAGCGGGCGGCGGAGCCGGAGTCGCTGTAGTCGTTTTTATAAAAGTGTGACTCATACGCCCCGTAAGCGTTGGTCTGCTTGCGCTTCTTTTCGATGATGCCAGCCTCCAACGCCCTTCCAATGCTGTTGGTTTTCGTCTGCGGAAACAACCCCACCACCTCGTCACTGCCATCATGGATGAAATTGGCTGGCCAGCGGCCTTGTGTCGGCATCCACGGATTATCTTGTGCGGCGTATTTCCCGTAGCAATTTGCGGAGTCTTTGTATTGCTGCCGTTCATTCTTGCTGCCGTTCCATCCATACCCGACGCCACGCATTGAAGGATCGTTTTCCCAGTCTGCACCCACCCTGCACCCATCCACATTCAGCCCGCCCACGCCGTGCGCCAGCACATTCTCGGCCACCGTGCCGGCGAGCGGTTTGCGGGCCAGGCAGATCGGCTCATGCGCCGGCTTCAGCGCCGTGCCCCAGCCGGACCATTGCCGGGCGGCTTCGGTCGCGGGGGCGGTGATCATGCGTCCGCCATTGGCTGCCCCATTGATGCCACCTTGATAGATGGTTTCCTGTTGTCCGGCCGTCTGTCCATGCAAATGATATTTTTCAACGTGCGGATGCATCCCCACCACCTCCCGTTCCGCCCCC